TTCTTCCCAAGCTTGAATAGAAAAACTTATTTTCATTATTCCATAGCCTCCAATTCTTCAATAGTCTTCATAATAACTTTACCATCTTTTACTTCATCTATTGAGTTTTGTAAGGCTTTTATATTTTCATTTGAATAGAATGGGTCTATTGAAACACTAAAAGGGATTCTCTTTTCTCTTGTTAATTTCTTAGCAAATATAGTAAATGCAGTTGTTATATTGATACCTAAGTCATTACAAACAATTTCCATTTCTCTTTTTAAATCTTCATCCATTCTAATATTTATTAATTTCATTGACATTTAAAAACCTCCTTTATTATCTTTATATTGTATATATTATATCTTTATATTTAAAAAGTCAAGTTTTAAAACTTTAAAGTATACATTAACGCTAACTAGTATCATAAAAATAAAAACCCTAGTATTTACTAGAGTTTATTTAATAAAATATATAATTACTATACTTATTCACTCAACAACTTATTTTTTAGGTCTGTTATATGTTGTCTAAAATAGTTAGGTCTACTATCTTCAAAATATAATATCCGTTTTAACTTTCTTTCTAACTCAGATATTAACTTCTTATTCTTTATAATATAGTGGATATTGTTAAAACCTAGATATTCTCTATCAATGTATATTTCTTTTATTGGAATAACATCAGAAATAAAGAAAATAGTATCTGTTGTTGTCTTACCTATATGATAAAAACAAGAACGAATATTAGATTCTTCAATATTCAAATAGAAATCTAATCTTTCTTTAGCTTTTTCATTTCTATGATTTAGATTACCCATTGGAATTGCCCAATAGATATCTGTATCATCTATTTTTAAAAGACAAACAATAGGTCTTTCTTTTGAGTCATTCCATACTCCACCTATATCCCTTATTATTTGATAAAATTCTCCTTTGGCAAAATAAATACCATTAATCTCCATATATCCTCCATAATGAATAAAGCCCCAAGTTTCCTCAGGGCTTCTACTTTGTTCAATTCAATGTTATCCCCTACATTGAGAAAGGTATTTGTGTCATCAATGTTTAGCTGTACATTGAGAAACATAATTGTATCAATTCAATGTTATCCCCTACACTGAGAAAGGTATTTGTTAATTTATTTTAACTCATTAGTCTTATAAAGTCAATAATTTTTTAAAAACCTTTTTAAAGGTAGAGATTTGACCTTTTATATCTCTTTTCATTCTTTATCATATTCTTAAAATGATTGTATTTACACTATATTAATAATTAAATCATTTCCGTTATAAAGTAAATTCTCATATAGTTAATGTACGATATCTTTTATAATAGATAATACTTATCTTTTGACTAACTTAGATTAATTATAAAATTAAATGTACGATATAGTATTTAACTATTCTATAAGGTTATTTTAACTTAGTCAAAGGATAGCTTAGAGGTTTCTTAAAGGGAAATACCATTAGTATTCCCTTATTTCATAATAATAGAATATACCACAAACAGTATAATTAATGAAATAACTAGTAAAATAATATTCAAATTAGTAGTTTCATTATTATACTCAGATTCTATTATAACATTTTTAGGATTTATTAACTTTAATTGTTTACCATTTTCAAAACTTATTAAAAATATTTCAGGATTCTGAGTAAACCATAATATTAATGAAATCCATAAAGTCCATAATGGTCTTATTCCCTCTATTCCCTTAACAGCAGTAGGATTATATTTTTCATTTATTTCTCCAACTTCCAATACTTCATTTTCAAACATTATTTTTTTAATTGCCATTCTATACTCCTTTTTAGTAATTTAATTAATAATTTTTTACTATGCTTTATAAACTTAGCTTTTAAATTTTCTTAATCATTTTTATAAATTGATGTTATATTCCCATTTCTCTTTTTGCTTTTTCTATCTCTCTATTAGCTTCTTCTTCTAATTGTCTTCTAGTTTCAGGGTCATTTAATTGACGATTTACTTCCCTTTCAAGTTCTTTCATATAATAAGTATCATCTTTTGTATTATAATTCTTAGAGTTTGACCCAGAATCATTCTCAATCTTAGCACAAAATACCAAACATCCAATCATAGCAACAGTAATTACAATTTTTTTAATAGTACGGTTTTTCTTGTATGTTTCAAAATCAGTTTCTCCCACTTTATTTTGATTATTGTAGTATAAAACTTTTTCATTTGGAATGATTTCTTTTTTAAGTACACCATATTTATTGTATTCAAATATTTTTTCTTGAGATAATTTACCATTTTCATAAATCATACTCTTTACTAAAAACATTTTATATACTTTTTCTTCGGTATAAAATCTTTTGAATTCTTCTCTTTTTACAATGATTCCTTTATCATAGGTTTCCTTAATCTCGTGCCGTTCAGAATTATTTTCTGCCTTTTCTACAAAAATTCCTGTAAATGCTTCATTTTCACCCATACAATAAGTAAGTCCATCTATTTCTGTTTTATTTCTTAAATTCCTTATTTTTAGATTTTCCATTTTTTAATCCTCCGTTCATAATATCTTATGTTTATAAACTAATATCTTTTTATGTCAGTAACAAAATTATTTTTATATATTAATAATAGTCTTCTAAATTTCGTCACTCTTATAATATATAAATTATTACTTAGAAATATCAGTTATTATAAATTCTTCCTTATCTTCTACTTTTAAGCATAATACTAATTTAGTTGGGTAATGTATATCTTTAATTTTCCAACCTTGTCCAGTTCTACCACCACCTAAAAGAGAATTTTGGAGTTCTCCCTCATCAAAATAAACATTATCTGATGGATATATTGATATAATTTTCAATTCATTGGGTGCTAGGATTTCATTTAATTGAGGTTTTTCAGCATCAATATATTTTCCTTTTAAAAAACAACCTGAATCACCTATCTTACTTTTATCCCATATTATTTCTATTGTATCTTTTTCAGATTTATTTTTAATAGTAAGTGATATATAATTAGAATGTGAAGAAGTTGAAATATTAACTATTTCCTTTATACTTTTTTCACTACCACAACTGACAATTAACAATGTAAAAACTATTAAAAATAAAACTTTAATCTTTTTCATAAACTCCTCCCTAATTTTCCACTTTATTCAGAATATAAATTATCTTTCTTATATCTCATTTTCATTGGAAGTTAATTTAATTTCTTTCTCTTCATTATAAGTACCATCTAGCTTAAAATCTAACTTATGGATATATTCTAATAGTTCTTCAAAGGTATTATAAGTTTTTGGAATCTCTCTTTTTAAGCCTAATACTTCTTTAAAATACTCTCTTTCTGATTTATTGTTATTAAGCATTTCAAAATCCATTTTACTAACACAAAATTTGAAATTCTTGAAACAACTTTTACTAACATATCCATATAAGAAAGTTGGCAGATGATAACATATAAATAATTCTTGCATTTTATTATTTTTTTCATTGACTTTTAAATTTTTATTTATGTCCTTTAAATCAATAGAAAGTAAAACATATAAAATTTTATGAATAGGACACCCTTTATAAAAATCAATAAGTTTATTTCCTTTGGAGTTTTTAAGTTGATTATATTTATCTCTAAAAGCAAAATAACCAAAGATATTTTCGCCTTTATCAATAGCAATTTTATCACTCCAACTATCAGCATCAGCAACTTTAGAAAATGCCACAGCTGTTTTAAATTTTTCTGGTGAATCTATATCTATACCTTTAAAACTATTCAGTTCATTAAATAACCTATTAAATTCGTTTTGTTCATTATGATTACTATATTTTAAATTCTTAATATATTCTTTTTCTATATCAGATAAAATATCTCTATTTGCCATAATAAAATCTTTAATAATATTTAGTGAAGACATATTCATAATTTCCAAAGTTAAATGAGATAATAATATTAATATTTCTTTTTCTGATAAAGGATACTTTTCCTTATATTCTTTATATGATTTGAAACTTTCTAAAAATGAGAATGAATTTTTAATATCTTCTTTAATTATGTATCTTTTATTTAAAAATTTTAATGTATCTAGGTTTTTTGTATCTAAGGCTTTGAATATAATATTTAATAAGAATGTTATATAATAACCTACATCTTTGTTTTCATAATTTTGTTGAATCATACTCTTTTCTTTAATTTGGAATATCTCTTTTATCTCTGCTTCATAGAGAGAATTTACTTTTTTAACTTTCTTATAAAATTTAAAATTCTCTTTTTCAGTAATATGAAATTTTCTGTGTAAGATACCAGCAGTACGATTTTTCATATGATTTGGTAGAATATAGTCATAAAAGTAACTTTTTGCTGAATCTATGTCAGTTTGACTTATTTCAGAAATATCTTTAATTTCCTTTCTTTTCATATATTCATTTTGATATAATTTTTTAGAATGAATAGTTGAAAAACTTAATATATTTTTATCATAATGAAAATATTGCAACAAAATATCTTTTATACAAGCCTTATCTCTACTATCTGCAAAATAATAATTTAAAAAGATAATATCATCTTTATTCTTTTCTATTTCATCTTGTATTTTAATATCTTTTTTCTTATTTCTAACAGTAGCTTCTGTACAATGGAATTTATCTGCTATTTGTTGATTTGTTAGTTTATCATCTCCTTTCTTTTTTTCATTCTCTCTTATTAGTTGTTCAAATTCTATATCACTGTTAAACTTCTTTTCCTTATTTGCTTGGCTCATTATTCCCCCTTATAATATAAAAATAAAAAAATTTCGATTTTAAATCAAAAAAATATAAAAAAGCCATATAATATAAGGATTTATTAAAGTCCTAAAATAAGAAAAGGTTACAGTAATAAAACCACCCCATTCTCTATTAATACAACCTTTTTCTAATTAACACTTCAAATTTTACTCATATAATATAGATATTTTTATATGGAATCGAAATTTTTTTATAAATTTTATTTTCTAATTTTCTGTTCTGTATTATATCATATTAACTTAAAATTGTCAAGAGTGTAAAAAATTCTATAGCAATAAAAAATAACAGTTTATTCACTGTTACCTTTTATCATCCTATTTCATTTTTAATTGTTCTTTGATGTAATTAAGTTCAATTTCTGTTACTTTTCCATTTGCATTTTTTTTAATCAACTTATCAATTTCATTTTTAAGGTCTTCCATAAGATTTTTAATGTCATCATCACTTAAAAAGTATAGTTTATCATTACTTTTATTTGATGCTCTAAAATAGCTTATAAGGGCTTTGCTTGGTACTAGGTTACCTAGATTACCTATCTCATATCCTAAGCACTTTAAAAAGCCTCTCAGAGCCTCAATTTTCTGTTTGTTATCTTTGCTTTTTTCAATTTCTTCTAATTCATTAATTAAATTTTTATCATCAGCAAATATATCTCTTAAATCATCAAGTTGCATATCTAAAACTTCAAATAGTTTGGTTATTTTGTTTTTTGGTACAGCAAGAGTACCACCCTCATATCTTTTAATAGTTGGTAATGCTACTTCTAACTTATCAGCAAGTTCTTCTTGTGTCCATCTCTTTTCTTTTCTGCATTTCTTAATTAGGTCTTTGTATTTCTTTATATTTTCATCTATGGCTTTATTGGTCTTATCTTTTTTCATATCTTCCTCCAATACCTTTTTATATAATCATACACTAAATAGAATAATAAATCAAATCTTAATTATTATAATACTAAAAAGTATATTTGATATATTTAAGGTATTGACTTCTTTAAATAATAATGATACTATATAGTATATATAAATACCAATAAAGATTAAAATATATTTTTAAATATATCTAATAAAGGGGGAATAATTAGTGAAAGGAGCTAATAAAACAGGCTGTATAGTCAAATTAAAAGGTAATAGAAGAAGACCTTATGTACTTTATAGTCCTTGCTTTTATGATAATGTTAGCCAAAAATATAAAAGGTCAGCATTAGGATATTATTCAACATTAGAAGAAGCCCAAATGTATAAGATTGCTTATTTCTCTAACAATATAAATCTTTTAAAAAATAGTAACGATATAGACTCATTAACATTTGAAGAAGTATATAAACTATGGCTTAAAAATAAAGATGTTAGAAAATCAACTATGAAAAATTATATAACTAACTTTAATAGAAGTTCTATCTTACATAAAATGCCAATAGATACTATTAATGGCTTATTTCTTCAAAATATCATAAATAAGGCTAATTTAACAAAGGGTAGTCTAAGAAATTTAAAAAGTTTTTGGGCTAATATATGGGATTTTGCTTTGTTAAATGATTTATGTAATAAAAAGAATTATCCTAAGTTATTAAAGTTACCAAGCATTGAAAGAGGAAATAAGACAAGTATAAGAGAAAGAATATTTACAGATGAAGAAATAAAAATCTTATGGAATAATTTATACAAAGATAAAAGAAGAATCATTGATATAGTCCTTATACTGTGTTATACAGGACTTAGAATAGGGGAGCTATTAAATATTAAAGTCAAAGATATAGACTTAAAGGAAAAGACAATAAAGATTACAAATTCTAAGACTGTGAATGGTATTAGAACTATACCAATACATGATAAATTACTTTCTTTAATATCAAATAGAATGTACAAAGGCAATGAACATTTATTTACTACATTAGACAACAAGTACTATAAGTATGATTCGTTTGATAATCATTTTAGAATATTATGTAAAGACCTTAAATTGAAATATCATACACTTCATGATACAAGACATACATTTGCTACTTTATTGGTAAATGCAAAAGTAAATAAAGAGGTAATAATTAAGATGATAGGACATAAGAGATATAAGACAACATTAGACATCTATGTACATAAGAACTATGATGATATGAAAAGAGCAATTAATCAGATATAATAATAAAAGAAATCCTAGTAACAAAAATAAGTTATTAGGATTTTTTATTATCTAAAATAATTGTTAACAAATTGTTAACAAAAAAAGTATAAGAATACAAAAAAGCCCTCAACTTTTTTCAAGTTCGGGCTTTTTTGTAGAAATTAAACTATAATTAGATTTTAATTTTTTAACTACTCAATATACCATTAATTCAAAAATTAAGTGTAGAATAAATTGACTTAACTTGAATTAGGTGGTATCAAAATGGTAACAAAGCAAAATAAAATAACGAATGTTAGATAACATTAAATTATTTTATTTCATCCACTGCCTCTTTCAATTTTTGGATATTCTTATGCACATAGACATCAGAAGTAATTTTATAGTTAGAATGTCCTATCATTTTTATAATTGCATCTTTATCTGCAACATTATCTGATAGAAGTGTTGCAAATGTATGCCTAGTATCATGTAAACTATGATAAGATAAGCCTAAATCTCTAAATAATATTCTAAAATGATTATCAAAAGAATCATAATCATACTCTAAACCATCATATCTTTGCCATAAAAACTTATCCTTACTAAAATACCTACCTCTAAAAAGTTCTATGATTTTATCTGCAATAGGGACTTTTCTAACTCCAGCTTTGCTCTTAGACTTTTCTACTTCAAAATAATAATCTTTTAGAAATATATCTTTCCTTTTAACTCTTAATAGTTCGCTAATTCTTAGACCTGTATAACATAAGATTAAGACCATATCTATTATCCTATATTTATCAGTTTTATGATTATTTAAGTTATCCCATAAAGTTTGTAATTCTTCATAAGTAATAACTCTTTCTCTATCACTTGTCTTTTTACCTTTTTCAACAGTCTTAGTCTTTAAATACTTAGCATAATTCTTGCTACACATATCATTTAATATTGCAAAATCAAATATCATACTCCAGAAACTTTTTAAAACTCTTAAAGTGCTGTTAGTCAGATTTAAACTATAAAAAATATCTTGAAGTAAAATACCATTTATTTTATTTATTTCCATTTTATGCAACTTTTTACTTCTTTTAAATTGTGTTTCATAGTTGGTTAAAGTTCCATCATTCACATCTTTATTTTTTAACCATAAATCATAGACTTGTTCAAAAGTAATGCCTTTTTCTTTTTTCTTGTGTATCTTAATACCTGTATCTTTTATCATATCAAGATTATTTGTAAAATATGCTATTCTATATGTTTCTGCCTCTTTTTTAGTTTCAAATACTCCAAGAGGTAATCTTTCATATTTTCCAGTTTTTTCATTAAATTTCTTGTTATCTCTTAATAACCAGGGTTTTCTTCTTTTTCCTGAAAGTTTTGAAACAGTACCCATTCCATTTGCTGCTCTCATAAAAAAATCACACTCCTTTATTTGCATAATAAAAATGAGTGTGATATAATTTTAATATCTGAATTACAAAGAGTATCACACTCTTAAAGCCTTTTAGTTGTTGGTAGCAACTAAGGGGCTTTTTTTGTTTATTTATATCCTTTTTTACAAGGTGTATATCCCCTAGCTTCTGCCTCTGCTCTTTCAATAGGAATTATCTTTTTAGCTCTAGCTAAACCAGGACAATTTTTGCTTGGATGATACTTTTTACCTGTTGGTGTAATATAAACTATTTCTGCTAAAACTCCAACTGATAAAATTAAAAATAAAATTACAATAAGTTTTTTCATAAATAATACTCCCCTTTTTTTATGTTTAAAATACTAATTAATAAAACTTATACTCCTAATAATTCTTTTTTCTTTTTATCAAATTCTTCTTGATTTATAATACCTTGATCCAACAAATTTTTAAATTTTAATATTTCATCTGCTGCACTAATCTGGTTTATTGTAGGTGCAGGACCACTAGCATTATTTTTAGCTTGATTAATATATCTTTCAATTTCATCAAGATAACCAGAAGGCATAGAATAAATTACTTTCCCTGAATTATCCCAAATTTCTAACTCTCCTGTTAGCATACCTTTCTTTTTAGAAATGCTATTAATTTTATCAATACTCATAGAAACAGAACTAACACCAGATAAAAAAGCAATTTTTAAAAAACTAACTCTCTTAGAAGTTAATAAGAAAGTACCATCTGTTTTTCCTTCTTTAGCTTGACAAAAAAATAAAAGTTCTTCATCTTCTTTAAGTTCAGAAATTATAGAAGTAAAATATTTTTTACTTTGTAAAGGTGGAAGTATTATCCCTTTACTTTTTGCAAAACTTTTTAATTCATCAACAGTCATAAACCCCATCTCCTTTAAAAAAATTTTTATATTTTATTTGGTAAATACAACCAAATATCTTCCCCAAATAAACTCATATATTCAAATTCACTATAAATATTATCAATTTTTTCATTGATTGAATTTTTAAATAATGCAATTAAATTATCATTTTCTTCAACTATATAATATTTCCAATGAGTACTGAAATGATTAGAACAATATTCAGAAACTTCTTTACTCATATTAAAAAAATATCTAAATAAATCAAGTAATTTTAAATTATTGTTATTAATTTCAACATACATATATAAAGCCAAAGGTAAAGGTGAACTACAATGCCTTGCAAAACAATTAGCCTCTTTTTCCTTTATTTCGTTATACCTTTCACCATCACAAAATATATAACTATATTCTTCTTTCAAATGCTCTAAAAAGTAATGTCCTAATTCGTGGAAAATAGTCCATCTAATTATATATATTGAATCTTCTTCATTGTAACAAAGTATATATTTCTTTTTTCCTTTCTTTTTTAAGAAACCTCTATCGCTTTCAAATTGACATTTTATTTCTTCTATTGACATACTAGGATGCTTTTTTTGAAGTTCTTTAGCAAATTCTGTATAAGTTTTTAATTCTATGTTATTTATCTTTTTTATAATCCTAAAAGGATCTATTGGTAAAACACCATCACTATATTTTAATAAGACTTCATAAGCCTTTTTTTGTGCATAATTATATTGAATATTAGAATTTGGTCTAATCAATTTAATCACCTTGATTTAATTAATCTTCTTCATCTTCAACATTTTCATCAAAGTAACTATCTATTAAAGCCTCAACTATTTTTCTTTTGGCTTCATCAAGTTTACTATATTTATCAAAAACTTTTTTATCTCTTGCAGCAGTTTTAACTTCATCTTTCTTTTCAGTTTTTATAGGAACATCAAACCCCATAAGCCAAGTTGGATTAACATTAAATAATTTTGACATTAAATGAATAGTTTCCCTTTTTATGTTTGTTACTCTACCTTTTTCATATTTTGCAATAGCAGATTTTTGTAATCCTAATTTTTCTCCTAATTCTTCTTGAGTTAAATCTAATTTTTTTCTACATTCTTGGATTCTTTGTGCCATTTTTTCTTCGCTATTCTTAAAATCGTCCATAATAATCCTCCTTAAATTTAATGCTATTATACAATAAATTTCTTAAAAAGACAATAATTTTATAAATTTTTTTAAAAAATATCTTGACAAGCTACAAAGTAGATGATATTATGTTTGTGTCTTATAAAGATATTTTTAAGGGGGTGATTTTTTTGAATAAATATGCACTTAAAGAAGTAGTAGACAAAAATAATGATACTTTGCAAAATTTAGCTAATTATCTTGGAATACATGTAAATACACTATACGAAAAGATAAAAGCTAAAAGATATGATTTTACAAGAGACCAAATTTTAAAAATAAAAGAAAGATATAATTTAACAGCAGAACAAATAGATTCAATTTTTTTTAATTAATTTGTGTCTTAAAAAGAAACTTTTTAAAAAGGAGACGATATATGAAAAATATAAAAGTGGGAACAAAAATAGAAGTTAAAAGTAGTTATGCAGGAGAAGAGAAAAAAGAAACTCTTGAATGTGTAGGAGTAGAAAAAGGAGTATATGCTTTTAAGAAAGCTAATAGAAGATGTCTTATTTTTGCTAATAAAGAATGGTTTGAAAATGAAAATAGAACTTGGGAGATTATAGGAGGAAAAAATGCACTGTAAAGTATTTCAAAAATGGGTAAATGTTATAGTTTTTCCTGAAGATATAAAGTTAATAGATGCTATTGAAGTTATCCAAAAGTACATAGAAATGGAGGCTAACAATGAAAAATAAAAAATTTAAAAAAGTAAGATTTTTTAACTATTTGAAATTTAAGATTAAATGGGCATTTAAGATTTTCTGGCTATGTCTTAACTATCCGTTCGATAAATTATTAGAATGGATGTGATATTGATGACAGCAAAAGAAAGAATTGAAATTAAATTAAACCTAGCAAAAGAAAATTTAAAAGAAGCAAATGAAGAATATTACAAGATAGGAAAAGAAAATAGACCAGTTGCTGAAGGACATGCTTATGCAATGGTTAGATATTATCAAGGTGTAGTTGATACTTGCAAATTTGTATTAGAACTTTTAGAAAAAGGTGATTAAATGGGAGATTATAAAATCAGTGTAGAAGAGGCTGTTGCTTTATCTGGTGGAGAATTAAATAAAGATGATGTTTATAGTTTAATTCAAGCCAATGAAGTTCCAGGTTGTATCTATATAAAAGATCAAGAAAAGGAAAGGGGGAAATATTTAATAATAAAACCACATTGGTTAAACTTTTTAGCAGGGAAAAGTTATAAAAAAATAAAAACATCTAATAGCACCGATCAAAGTTTATTAGATGTTTAGGTTAAAAGTAAGTAGTTAATCTACTTGCTTGAATTATATATTAAAAAATTAATAAATTCAAGGAGAAAATTATGACAGTTAAAGAATTAAGAGAAGAAGCAAAAAGTTTAGGATTAGTAGGATATAGCAAATTAAATAAAGCAGATTTAGAACAATTAATAAGTGTTACTAAATCAGAAGTAATAGAAATGACAAAAGAAGAGTTTGAAACTTCTGTAACAGAAAATAATCAAAACACAAGAGTTCTTGGTTATGATAATGAAGATGATTGGCATGAACTTAGAGCAAAAAGAATAGGTGGAAGTGACATAGGGGCAATAATTGGAGTAAATCCTTATAAATCAATAGTTGATGTTTATGTAGATAAAACAGAAGGCAGTAATTTCAAAGGTAATGAATTAACACATTGGGGGCATATGCTAGAGGGAACTATTTTAAAAGAGTTCTCCAATAAGCATAAAGAACTAATTGTATATGAAGTTCCTTACTCAGTTGTAAATGATTTTTTAATTGCTAATTTAGATGGAGCATTAAAAGATAAGGAAACAGGAGATTATGGAGTATTAGAAATTAAAACTACATCTCTTTGGAATAAAAAAGACTGGGAAGATGATGTAATACCTCAATATTATTATGCACAAGTGCAGCATTATTTAATGCTTACAGGCTATAAATTTGCATATATAGCTGTATTAATTGGAGGACAACAATATAAGGAATTTAAGATAGAGAGAAATGAGGAAGATATAAATTTAATCAGAAATAAAGCCACTGAATTTTACCAAGAAAATTTATTAAAAAAGATTCCACCAATGCCAGATGGTTCAGATGCTTACATGAATTATTTAAAACAAAAAGCATTAGAAATAGAAAATAATGAGGTTATAGAGTTTACAGATTTAGAAGATAAGGCTGCAAAGATTAAAGAATTAAGTAAAGAAATTAATTCTTTAAAGAAAGAACAGGATCTATTAAAAGAAGAGATAATGTTGGAACTTATAAATAATGGCACTCAAAAGGGAGTTGCAGGAAAGTTTAAATTTAATATACAAACTAGAAAAACACCAGATTTTGAGGCAATGGCAAAAGAAAACTTGGAACTAATGGAACAATATAAAGAGTTAGAAAGCAAGCATCAAAAAACATCAAAATTTTTAATGGTTAGATAAGGGAGGAATTGAATATGATAAGTGATAATATTTTAAAATGGTATACAGATGAAATTATAAGAAGTAAATATAATGTTTTAGGTTGGTCATTAATTGAAAAACAAATCAAAGAAGATAAAACAAAATTAGTTTTTGAAACTTCAAATACAAAATTATCATTAGAATTTAAAAAATTAAGTGAAACAACAATAATTTTTAATAATATTGTTTGTAAAGAAGAAGTACCAAAAACAAAAATAAATGGTGTTGAATATTATTTAGAAGAAGCTATTTGGGCAGAAGTTTTTGATGAAAAGTTATTAAATAAAGGTTTAGAACTTGAAAATATGACTATTGAAGAAATAGAAATAGAAGCAATAAGTTGTATAGAAAAAGCATTTGAAAGAATGGCATCAATAAAAACTAATAATAATTTATCTTTATTTGATGAAGATGAAAAAAATAATATTAAAGAAGCTGAGATTGTAGAAGTAACAGAACCAGTTAATGGTAATCAAAATCTTTTAGAAGATAAAACTGACAAAAAAGAAGAAGATAATCTAGATGAAGTTGATAAAACAGATGAAATGGAAGAAGAAAAAAAGCCTAAGAAAAGAGGCAGAAAACCAAAAAATCAAAATAGAGATGAAGAATAAGGAGAGTAGATAATATGCCAACAGCAAGAAATAGTTTAACATCAGGAAATACTGGAACAATGGTAAAAAAAGAAAATAAATCTAAAACAATATTTGATGTAATACAAGCAGGAGCAAAGCAATTTGCAACTGCATTGCCAAAACATGTAAATAGTGAAAGGTTTGTTAGAATAGCAATAACTACAATTAGACAAAACCCAAAACTTGCTAAATGTAGCCAAGAAAGCTTACTAGGTGCATTAATGGTATCTGCTCAACTTGGTTTAGAACCAGGAACTTTAGGGCAATGTTATTTGATACCATTTGAAAATAAGAAAGCTGGTACTGTTGAGTGTCAGTTTCAAATAGGATATAAAGGACTAATTGAATTATTAAGAAGAAGCGGACAGTTATCTGACATATACAGTTATACAGTATATGAAAATGATGATTTTAACATTGAATATGGATTATCAAGAACATTAACACATAAGCCAAATTTTGATGAAAGAGGAGAAATAAAAGGCTTTTATGCTGTAGCAATATTAAAAGATGGTGCTAAGGCTTTTGAATATATGACAAAAGATGAAGTTACACATCATGAAGAAAAGTACAGAAAAGGTTCATATAAAAATGATGTATGGAATAAGAATTTTGAAGAAATGGCACAAAAAACAGTAGTTAAAAAGCTTTTAAAATGGTTACCAGTATCAGTTGAATTTCTTGAAATGGCTGCAAAAGATGAAAAATCATTTAAAGTTGTAGATGATAAGAGTACAGAAGTGCAAGAAATTGAAACACTTGAAAATAATGGAGATATTATTAATGCTGAAACAGGTGAATTTATTACAGAATCTGGCGATAACAAAGATATAGATAAAGTTGCAGAAAGTTTATTCCCAGACAACAATTAAAAGACCATACAGGTATATTTTTAACAAAATAAGGAGCTTATGTAGATGGAAAATAACATAGAAATAAAATTTGAAAAAATAGAAGTAACAGAAGAGAATATGAAGAAACTTTTAAATAAAATAGGTCAATTAAAATGGGAATTAAATGATGTCAAATACTGGGAAAATTATTATAAAAATAGAGTTAAATTCTGGTTAAATGAAAATGATAAAGAAATTGAAAAAAATCAAAAATTAACCAAATTTAATATAGCTCTAATAATAGCTTTATTCCTAGAAACTGTCATACTTGTCTTATTAGCTTTAAATTTTAAATAATAAAAGGAGGTAAGGGACTTGAAAGACAATGAACCATTTTACCAAGTCCCTAAAAGCCTTTTTAGGCTAAGAAGGGAAGGGGGAATTAGTTTAACAGCTTTTGATATATATATCTTAATGATGGATAGATATAAAATTTCTTGTTTAAAAGAGAATATAAAAAGCTTTACAGATACAGAAGGAGAAATTTATTTTCTGTATGCTTACAATTCTTTAATGGAAGATTTAAATACTACTAAAAGAGATGGAATATCTAAAGCTATACAAGAACTTGAAACTCTAGGATTAATTAAGAGTAAGAAGGTATTTGGAGTTGCTACAAAATATTATATGACCAGTAACCAAAAGGGAACTAGTACCAGTAACCAAAAGGGAACTAGTACCAGTAACCAAAAGGGAACCCTAATAATAATAAATAATAAGAATAATATTAATAAGAATAATACTAATAACAACAAGGAAAATGTTGCTGCTGTTATAAGACAAGAAATTAAATTTTTAATTAAAACCAGAAATATAAAAATAGATAATGTTCTTAAATATTGTTCTGACTTAAATAGAATAAAAGAAGTATTCTTATATGCTGATAAAAACAATAAATCTGATGGCTGGGTTATAGCTTGTCTTAGAGATAACTATTCCATCAATCAGAAAGAAGAGAACCAGGAAAAAGAAAAAGACTACTCAAAAACTATGGATGAAATCCTGAGAGGAGGATAAATTGAGTATTCAAAAAATTGAAGAAATAGCTAAAAATACAGATGTTAAAGAATTTATAGAGAATATACCAGGAGAAAATAAAGATCCAAAGGTTCTAGCTAAATGTGAAAAATGTGGAGAACCAACTTTATTAGAATTTTCAGAAGGTAGAACTAGATTTAATGAATGTTCTTGTCAAAAAGAAGCAAGAATAAAAGCTAAAATTGAGAGGTTTAAAGAATTATCAATAACTAGCAGAAATTCTGGGAAAGATAACTTTAAAAATGCAATTTTAGGAAATAATAAGGCAGAAAATGAACTATATAGAAAAATTAAAAATTATGTCAAAGGTTTTGACAAGGTACTTGAAATAAATGATGGATTATTGTTTAGAGGAGGTTGTGGCACTGGAAAAACATTCCTAGCAAACTGCATATGTAATTATTTAACTGAGCATGGTTATACAGTATTAAGTTTTAACTTAGCTGGATATTTGAGAACCATAAAAGATAATTTTCAAATTGAAAGTCAATTATTAGAAGCTGCAAAAGAGGCTGATATGCTTTTCATTGATGATTTAGGTTCAGAAAAAATATCTGATGAATGGGGAAAAGAAAAGATAAATAGCCTCATTGATGTTAGATATAATGCAGAAAAACCAATGATAATAACTACAAATCTAAGTGCTGAAGAAATGGTTGAATTTTTAAAGTTTAAAGGGATTAATAAAATTTCTGATAGGCTTAATGAGATGCTTAAAGAATTTAAATTTACTTGGCAAACAAAAAGAAAGCCAAAGAGTAAATCATTTTGGGAGGAATAAAGAATGATATTTATAGCTGGAAATACTCCAAGTTCTAAAAATAGTAAAAGAATAATAACAATTACTAATAAAAAAAATGGAAAGAAAACAACAAGATTGATAAATTCAGAAGTTACAGAAAAGTATATTAAAACTTCAAAAACAGATTGGATTTTAAATAAAAGAAAATTTCTTAAAATGTTAGAAAATAAGGAAAAACCTTATAGAATAGAACTTTATTTTATCAGAGATTCAAGAAGAAGATTTGACTATATCAATGCTGCACAGATAATTTTTGACCTAATGCAAGAATATGGCTATATAGAAGATGATGATAGTCAAAATATAATCCCAGTTTTCAAAGGATTTGAAGTTGATAAGGCTAGAGCAGGAGTAGAAATAGAGGTACTTTAAACATTTTGTTGAAGTCAACAAAATGCTAAAAAATTCAATAGTTTATCGTTTTGCTGATGTCGGGAAGATGTTCAAATTAGCAGGAATGTATGAGTTTTATAAAATTAAAAATAAAATTAAAACAATTATTTTGTAGACATAAAAATAAAGGATGGATGAAAAAGAAAAGTACATTTCAATGTTTATCAGGAGATGAAATTTTTCTAGTTTGCAGAGACTGTGGAAAAATATTAGATGAGAAATTTATAGAACATGAAGGAATGGGATGGAAATAATGTGGAAGTGTAAAGAATGTAAAACAGAAATTATAGAAGATTATAGGCAAATGGCAGATGAACAAGGTAATTTTGCTGGAGATATGTTTGTAGGTTTTGTATGTCCTAATTGTTTAAATTTTGGAAGAGTTGAGGAGCATATAGCTGATTGGGTGGAAGATAATAAATGTCAAAAAGAATAAGCAAAGAAATTATTAAATTAGCAAAAAAATACTCAAAAACTAATAATAAAAAGGCTTGTAAAATAAGTTGGAAAATGTTTTATACAGGTTTAGGTAGACATCAATATTGGGGAAATAGTGTCAATTTTAAAATTAATATAGGTTATAAAAGATTGAAACCTAAACTAAAAAAAAGAAATGGTAAAAATCAAATAAAAAGTAATAGCTACCTATATCAATGTAATTGTGGACATCAATTTACTTCAAATAAAAAGTGGAATAATAGAGAAATATATTGTCCAGAAACAGATTGTGAAACTTGTATAGAAAAAAGAAAATAGGCGAGGTAAGTAATGAAAAAGATAATAGAAATAAATGTAGAAATGCCATATCATAGTGAAGTGTATGCTATTGGAAAAGAGGCTTATGGAGCAGCAAACACTTTTTATGAAGCTGGAATTATCAAAGAAATAAAAAGAGTTATAGGAGAAGAAGAAACTATTTATTTAATTACAACAGAAAAAGGAATAACTTTGGAACTTAAAAACTCTCAACCAGGATTGAGAATAATTTGGGAGGAAGAATAAATGGAAATAATGCATGGAGATGTAAGAGAAGAGATAAAAAAAATAAAATCTAACTCTGTAGATTGCATAGTCACCTCTCCCCCATATTGGAGATTAAGAGATTATGGAGATAATAGACAATTGGGTTTAGAAGAAACACCTGCAGAATTTATTCAAAATCTTTGTAATATTTTTGATGAATGTTATAGAGTTCTCAAAGATACAGGAACCTTATTTGTAAATTTAGGAGATAGCTATAGTCATAGTAATAGCATTAGTACATCAGGAAGAAGAGGTTTTTATAAAGATGTTAAAGATAAAAATTTAAAAAAAATAAAATGCATGGCTAAAAAGAAAAGTCTTGTTGGAATACCAGCAATGTTCATGATAGAGATGATTAATAGAGGTTGGATTCTTAGAAATAAAATTATATGGCAAAAAACAAATGTAATGCCAGAGAGTGTAAAAGACAGATTTACCAATGACTATGAGGAAGTATTCTTTTTTACAAAAAAAGAAAAATATTATTTTAATAAACTGTATGAACCTTATGCAGATAAAACTTTAAACTCTTTTAAAGATGGAAAAATACCTAATTCCCATAAATATTTAGAAGCAGGTAAAAGTAAATGTGGAATGAGAGAAGGTAAAGAATGGATAAATATTTTAAGTGAAAAAGGTAGAAACATGAGGACAGTTTGGAGTATTGGAACTGTTGGAATAAAAGAAGCTCATTTTTCAACTTTTCCAAAGGAACTTGCTAAAAGATGTATATCTGCAGGTTGTCCATGTAATGGTGTTGTGTTAGATATATTTTTAGGAAGTGGTACTACTTTAATTGTTGCTAAAGAATTAGGAATGTATGGAATAGGAATTGAGTTGATAGAAAAAAATATAGATATTATTAAGAAAAGATTAAATGAGGAAGTGAGATAATGGAATTTAAAGAAATTGTTTTATTAATACTAATTGCACCGTTATTGATAGCATTTTTATGTGCATTTATTATTACTTTTTTACAGTTTATACAACTTATCAAAGATGTTATGTATGATATAAAAATTGTTATAAGAAATATAATGAAAAAATAAGGAAGTGAGAGAAATAGATGGTAATTAAAAAAATAGAAACAAGAGATTATTTAAGAACTTTTATAACAAAAGCTAACAAGGAAGCTGGAGTTACTTTTAATGCTAGTAAATTAAACAGCATAAAAGAATGTGAAGATTATTTATTAAATCTAGTTAAGAATCTAAGACATAATAAGCAAGACAACAAGGCTTATATCAAAGAAATTGATAGTTTAAAAGAGGAAATAGAAATTTTAAATAATAATTTACTAGCTAAAAACAAAGAAAAAACAAATCTAAAAGACAAATTTGAGAAGCTGGAAGCTGAAAGAATATTTTATATAACTCAAGCTAAGGAAGCAGGAGAAAAAAGAGAAAAAGCAGAGAAAGAAAAAGAATATTATAGAAATAATGCTTTATACTGGAATGAAAGTTTTCATGAGACAGATAATAAATTGACTAGAGCAGAAAATTTAAACTTTTTCTTTGGTTTATTAGTATTTGTAGAGGCTATCTCAATAGCAATGTTAATTTGGAAGTGATAAGTAAAATGATTAAATATAACATAGAAATAAAATATCTGTTAAATGGTATAGAAGAAACTAGAAATATGTATTATAAAGCTGTTAATGTTTTAAATGATGAGCAACAAGAGGAAGTTATTCAAGATTTTATAAACAATCTAAAAAATTTCTATGGAATTGATACCATATTAGAAACACATATCTGGGAGCATGGCAAAGATAAAGAAAAGATTAATTTAAATAAACTCAAAAACTACAAAGCATTAGCTTATGCAAGTCCAATAGCTCAACTTGGTAAAGTAAAAGAAGAATACCAGGAACTATTAAATGAAGTTGAAGTAAAAACTGATGATTTTAGATATGTTAAAAACAGGGATAATTTTGTTGCAGAAGCATTGGACTTAGTAACTGCTACTATAAATTTATTACTATTATGTAAAGTATCAGATGTTGATTTTAATAAACATATAGAAAAATTGAATGCTTATAGAAATGGAAAGTACAAAAAATGAAGAGGTGGAATTGGTGAAAAAAGAAGAAATATATAAAATCATAGATGAAAGGGTAGAAACAAAAATTAAAGATTTAAAAAATATAAATAATTTAAAATCTCCATATAGGAAAGTTGAAGTTATTTTAAAAAACTATAAAAACTTTCAAAAAATGGTAGTTTCTTTAAAAGAACAATTAAATAATATAGAAATAGTTAAAAAAATAAATCCTGATTCCACTAAACCAGTTGGATATGTAGACTATAAACCAGATATAGAAAAAAAGGAATATATAAGAGATAAAATAAATGAAGAAATATTTATATATACAAATAGAATTTTAAAAACAGAGAATGCTTTAAAATTTATAAAAAAAGATAAATACTATAAAATAATAGAGCTAAAATATTTTGAAAATTATTCTATTGAAGAAGTTTGTGAAGAATTAAATATAAGTGAAAAAACATTTAGAACTCATAGAAATAGGTTAATTGATAGTTTATCCTTGTATTTATTTCCTAAAGAAGTTTTAGAAGATTTTTAAAATTTTACCGTTTTTTTCCCTGTTCATTCCCTTTTATATGTGATATACTATGTATAATGAAAAGTCTAGGTAAAGAGATGTCTAGGCTTTTTCTTTATAAAAAAATATTTAGGAGAACTTTATTGAGGTTCTCTTTTTTTATTTCAAGAGGTTAATTATGTTAATGAAGATATGTGGTAAGTGTGGAAAGAAAATAGGAATAAATGAAGTATGTAGTTGCACAAAGAAAAGGCACAAGGTATATGATAGAGAGTTCAGGAATAAAGACAATGCAGAGTTCTATCATAGTAAAGCATGGAAGAGTATGACTGCATTATGTAAGTTAAAAGCCAATGGTTTAGATTTATATGAACTGGTTATAAATAATAACATAGTTAAAGGTACTCTCTCACATCATATAGATGAGTTAGAAGAGGATAGAAGCAAAGCCTTAGATATTAATAACCTAATATGGATAAGTGATAAAACACATGCCTACATCCATTCAGAATATAATAAAAATTTAAAGAGTAAAAATAAAATGAAAGAAGTTTTATTTAATATTATAAAAAATTATTACAAGTAGGGGGGAGTCAAAAAAAGTTTTTGGTCTTTGGCTTTGATACCGCTTCCCCTCTTTTTTCTGGAGAAAATGCCAGAAATGAAATTTCAGTTTATGGAGGTGAAAAAATATGGCAGGAAGAAGTAGAAAAATTATTGATATAAGTTCAGGAAAAATTGGAAAAGAAAAAATAAAAGCTAGACAAGAACAAGAGAAAAAATTGAAAATAGATAGAGATAATTTAATTGCTCCTGGTTGGTTATCTAAAGCTGCAAAAGAAGAATTTGACAGAATTGTTTTTGAAGCAGGAAAAGTAAATATTTTAGATAATTTAGATTTAGGATTTTTAGCAATTTATTGCAATGCTTACAGTTGTTATATAGATGTTACAGAAAAAATTGCTTGTAATGGATTTTTAGGGAAAAGAACAACAGCAAATGATATTTATGAAACTGTCCATCCTCTTTTAGTGGTCCAGGAAAAATATGTAAAACAAATAATGCAATGCTCAACAAAATTAGGACTTGCAACTACAGATAGATTAAAATTAGTTGTACCAATTAGAGAAGAACCTGCTGAAAATAAATTTATAACTTTGTTAAAAACAAGAAAGCAAGGCTAATATGATAAAAGATAGGACAACAGCCTATGCAAAATTAGTTGTAAGTGGTAAAAAAATAGCAGGCAGAAAGGAGTATTTAGCATGTAAAAGACATTTAGATGATTTAAAAAATAAGAAATTAGAGTATAAATTTGATGTTGAAGAGGCAGAATTTGCCATTAATTTTGCAAATACTTTAACTTTAAAAGATGGAACTAATCTAAAAACAAGAGGCTTTCAAGATTTTATAATAGGTTCATTACATGGCTGGAAGAAGAAAAGAACAAAAGAAAGAAGATTTAGAGAGGCTTATTTACAAGTTGGCAGAAGAAATGGGAAAAGTTTTCTATCAGGAGCAGAATCCACAATGTTTAGTACATTGTTAGGAAATAAAGATAGGATATTCTGTGCAGCAACTAAGCAAGACCAAGCTAATATCGTTTGGGATGAAATAAGAAACTTTATAGAGTCTGATAATGATCTAAGTGAACTTTATAAAATAAAAGAACATGATAGAACTATAAAGAGTTTAGCAACTGGAACTGTTATAAGGTCAATAGGTAGAGATACAAAATCAATGGATGGTTTTGGTAATATTCTAGCTATATGTGATGAATTACATGCCCACCCAAATAATCAGATGTATAAACTCTTACTAGATGGACAAGCTGATGTTGAGAATGCTTTAACATTAGCTATTACAACAGCAGGATTTAACTTAAATGGTTTTTGTTATGAACACTATAAATTTTGTGAAAAAATATTAGAGGGAGTTGTTGAAAAAGAAACTCTCTTTATTTTTATCTGTGAAATAGATAAGGATGATGATATATGGGACTGGAAAAATTGGCTCAAATCTAATCCTTATTTTTTATTTGAAGAAGATGGTATTACACCAAATAAAAAGAAGATAGCTTTATACAGTCAAAAAGCAATAGATGCAAAAGAGAAGGGTGGAGATGAATTAACTAACTTCTTAACAAAGCAATTAAATATGTGGGTAACTGCAAAAGATGGACAATATATAGATTTAAGTAAATTCAAAGAGTGTGAAAGCAATTTGACACTTGAAGATATGAAAGGGAAAAGTGCTTATTTAGGATTTGACTTATCTAAGGGTGGAGATTTAACAAGTATAGCCTTAGTATTTCCATTAGAAAATAATCAAATATATATTTATAGCCATTCATTTATGCCTGAGTTAAGACTTGCAGAACATGAAAAAACTGATGATGTTCCATATAGGATATGGGTAAGAGAGGGACTTTTAACATTGACTACTGGAGCATTTGGAATAAAGACTGATTATAAGTTTATTGTTACTCACTTAAAAGAAATAATTGAAAGATATGATATTAAAATTTTAGAGTGTGGGTATGATGCTCACAATGCTGGAAGTTTTTTAAGTGATTTAGATTTTTTAGATTGTGATTTAACAGAAGTTAAACAATCTGCAAAAAGTTTAAATGATGCAACAGTGGATTTTGCTTTATCAGTTAAGGCAACTCAAGTTTTATATGATAAGAGAAATAGTTTATTAAAATGGTCCATTGCTAATGCTACAACTGTTACAAATAGTTTTGGAGAGATAAAAATTGATAAACAATCTCAAAAAAATAGAATAGATCCTGTTGATGCAATAATAGATGCCTGGAAGATTATGCTAATAAATAAAAAAGAAACAGTAAATAATGATGAAGCTGTTGAAGAATGGCTTGATTTAATCAATAAAAGGAGGTGAAAGAGTGAATATATTTAGAAAATTTTTTAATAAAGGAGAGGAAAAAAAGCAGAAAACAGCAATTAATTCTATGAATTTTGGTGAATTTTTTGGAATAAATGTAAGTTCAGATTTATCAGAAGTAACATATTTTACTTGCTTAAAAGTATTATCTGAGAGTGTTGGGAAGTTATCTTTACACTTGAAAGATAATGATAATAACAGAATATTGAACCATGAAGCATTACAAAAGTTGAAATTTTCACCAAATCCATTTATGACTCCTACACCAATGATGACTTTATTGGAGATGTGCAGAAACCATCACGGCAATGCTTATGCTTATCTAAGTTATGATGATAGAGGGCATTTAGTAGGTATTTATCCTTTCCATCCCCAAAAAGTTAGAATATGGATAGATAATGCAAAAATATTCAGTGGTAAAGAAGATTTATATTACGAATATAACAAAGATGGAAAAATATATCTATTTAAAAAAGATGAGATATTGCATTTAAAAGGTGGTTTAAGTAAAGATGGTATTGTAGGTATGTCAGTAAGAGAAACATTAGCTACAACATTAAATGGAACAAAAGCTAGTCAAAAATATTTAAATAATTTATATGATAGAGGTTTAACTTCAAAGGCAATTTTAAGATATACAGGAGATTTAAACAAAGATTTACAAAAGAAAATGCTTGAGGCAATAGAAGAATTTATTAGCACTGAAAATAATCCAACAGGAATATTACCATTACCACCTGGAATGGATATAGTACCATTAGATTTAAAATTAACAGATAGTCAATTCTTTGAATTAAAGAAATATAATGCTTTACAAATAGCAGCTGCTTTTGGAGTAAAGCCAAATCATTTAAACGATTATGATAAGTCAAGTTATTCAAATTCAGAAATGCAAAACTTGACTTTTTATATTGATACTCTTTTATACATTTTGACACTTTATGAAGAGGAATTTAATTTGAAACTTCTTACAGAAAGTGAAAGATTAAAAGGGCTACATTTTGAATTTAATGTAGCAAGTATTTTAAAAGGGGATCTAAAAACACAAGCTGAATGTATAACCAAGTATCTTCAAAGTGGAGTTTATACAATAAATGAAGCAAGAAAAAAGGCAGGATTACCTGCAATAGATGGAGGTGATGTAATTGTAATGAATGGAAGTTATGTGCCATTAGAAAAATTAGGAATAGCTTATGAAAAAGGAGGTGCTAAAAGTGAGTAAAAATAAATGGTTAGAAATAAAAAATCAATCAGAAGTTACTGAAATTTATATTAATGGAGATATAGAAAGTGATGTAGAAAATGATGGCTTTTTAGAATTATTTGGCATAAATGACACAAATATATATCCATTAGATATAAAAGAGGCTTTGAAAGAAGGAGAAAACAAAGAGGTTCATGTTCATATAAATAGCTATGGCGGAGATATGTTTGCTGGTGTTGCTATTTGTAATATGTTAAAAAATCACAAAGGAAAAACAGTAGCTTATGTTGATGGTTTAGCTGCAAGTGCAGCATCAATAATTGCTTTTGGTTGTGATGAGATTATTATTCCAAGTAATGCTTATTTAATGATACACAGAGTAAGTTGTGGAATATTTGGTAATGCTGATGATTTTTTAAAACAAATAGAAGTCTTAGAAAAATTAGAAGATGGAATTGCTAATACTTATGAAGAAAAAGCAGTTGAAGGAGTTACCAAAGAACAAATATTAAATCTAATGAAAGAAGAAAGTTGGTTTAATGGTCAGGAAGCAGCTAAATATTTTGATGTAAAGGTTGATGAAAAGGCTAATTTTGTAAATTATGTATCTACAAATCAAAAATTTAAAAATATTCCTAAAAATATTTTAAATAAAATTAATGATAAAAAAGCAGAATTAGAGGAAAAAGAAAGAATTAAATTGGAAAATATGAAAAAAGAAATTGAAATAGAGTTATTAACAGGAGGTATTTAATTATGAAAAAATCAGTAGAATTAAAAAAGGAATTAGAAACACTTAGAAATGAAATCACATCATTAAAAGATAGTGGAAAGATTGAAGAGGCACATGCTAAGTTAAATAATTTAAAAGATTTAGAAAATAGAATAAAAGAGGCAGAAACAGAGGAGGCTTTAACAGTTATGAATAAAGGTAACAAATCACCATTAGGAACAAATGAAGAAATGGATGTTAATAGAATTTATAATAAAGTTCTATTAGGAAAATCTATAACAGAAGAAGAAAAACAATTTTTAAATGCAGCTGGAACACCAGGGCAAGTAGAAGCAACAGACGGCAAAGGTGGTTACTTAGTACCAACAGAACAATTTAATCAAATAAAAGAATTAAGAAGAAATAAAGTGGAATTAAAAGTTTTATGTAATGTTCAACCTGTTAAATCTTTAAAAGGAACTATGCCTATTGAAAAAGATGGAACAGGTGAATTAATAGCTTTTGAAGAGTTAAATGAAATAAATAAATCAGATATTGATTTTGCACAAGTTGCATATAATGTTGCAGATTATGGAGATATTATCCCTATATCAAATACTTTACTTGCAGATGAAACTGCTAATTTAACTGATTATATTGGAAAAAGATTTACTAAAAAAGCTATAAACACAGAAAACAAAAAGATAGTTGCAATATTAAAAACATTAACTCCAAAACCAGCAGCAGATTATACTGCTATTAATACAGCATTAAATGTTGATTTAGACCCAGAAATATCTGCTAATGCAATAATTATAACTAACCAAACAGGGTTTAATTTTTTAGATAACTTAACAGATAAACAAGGTAGACCTTTATTAGATGTAAATTTACAAGATACAACACAAAAAATCTTTAAAGGTAGAAAAATAGTAGTTTTAAAAGATAATTTATTACCAATGAATACTACAAAAGCACCTGTGTTTGTTGGAGATTTAAGTGAATTTATAACATTCTTTGACAGAGAAGGGTTAGAACTTGCATTATCAACTGAAGCAGGATTTACTAAAAATGCTACATATATCAGAGCAATAGAAAGATTTGATATTAAAAAAGTAGATGCTGATGCTATGGTTTATCTTGAGTTAGCAACAAAATAATAGGTGATTGATATGGCAGATATTTTAACTTTGGAAGAAGCTAAAAACTATCTAAGAATTGATTACAATGAGGATGATACATTGTTGCAATCTTTAATGATTGCAGCAATAGATTATCTTAGAGATGCAATAAATGACTTTGATAAAAAAGCAACAAAAGAAAAGTTTATTAAAAGGTCTAAAATTCTAGCTTGTGTACTTGTGCAAGATTGGTATGATAACAGAGAGCAAAAGGAAAGTAAAGACCTTAGTTATACAGCTAGAAGTCTATTAACCCAGTTACAAGTGGGTGATAACTTTGAATGATATAACTAAGAGATTAAGACATTTTATTGATGTATATCATATGATAGACACAGTTAATGAACTTGGAGAAAATGAGAAAAAGCCAGAGTTATTAAAAAAAGCATACTGTGAAATAGTTCCTTTAAATTCTAGTGTAAAAAATGGAGAAGCTGGAACAGAAGAAAATCAACATCAATTCAAATTCATATTTAGAATAAAATCAGTTCCTGGAATAAAAAAGGACTGGTTTTTTATTTATGAGGGATTGAAGTATGAAGTTATTTATTTTAACAGAGATTTTAAAGATAATCAGTTCATAGAAGTTTTTTGTGTAAGAAAAGAGGAGTAAAAATGGGAGTTTTTTCAACAAATGATTTAGAAGATTTTGAAAAAGAAGTATTAAGACTTGCTAAAAAATACCCAAAAGAAGCTAAAAAATTCTTACAAAAACAAGGAAATAAGTTAAAAGCTAAGGCTAAAAAGAAAGCAAAATCTAAGGTAAAAGTGAAAAAAGGTAACTATTTGAAAGGTTTTAAAAGAGGGAAAGTTTATAAATATAAAGGTGAAGAAGATACAGTTAGAGTTTATAACTCAATGCCTCATGCACATCTAATAGAGAATGGGCATATCATAAAAGATAAAACTGGTAAAGAACATGGTTTTAAAAAAGGAGAGCATATTTTAGAAGATTCACAGAAAGAGTTTCAAGATGAATTTTTACAAGCAGCAGATGGTTTTATAGATGAAGTTATTAAAAATGGAGGTTTCTAATGATTAAATTAAGTCAGATACTAAAAGCTGTTAATGTAAAACTTAAAGAAACATTTCCTAAAATAGAAATTGATAGTAAAGACTTAGGAGAAAAGTTTAATAGACCTAGTTTTAGAACTGAATTAGATGGTCTTAAAACAAGTGCTTTTATGACTACTTATAAAGAGCGTCACTTTACAATTAGAATTTATTTTTTTACTACTTTACCTGGTAAAGGAAGAGAAGAAAGATTAAAAATATCTGATGAAATTGAAAATGCTTTCTTAGGTACATTGTGGATAAATGAAACTTTTGCTATTCCTGTTGATGAAATAGAGTTTGAAGAAACTGAAGACGGAGTATTAATAGTAAGTTTTGACAGTTTGAGTATGGAAGAGATAGAAAATGATATAGATGGCGAAATGATGGAAGAATTAGAGTATCGTTTTGATAAGAAATAGGAGGTAAATAAATGGGATTACCTAAAATAGAAATTATTTTTAAACAATTAGCAGTTACAGCTGTTAAAAGAAGTCAATTAGGTATAGTTGGATTAATAGTAAAAGAATCTACTAAACAATGGGATAGAAAGGTATACAAAGATATTACCGATATAAAAAGTGATGATTATTCTGCTGAAGTATTACCATTGATTAAAGATAGCTTTGAATACACTCCAAATAAAGTGGTTGTATTCAATGTTAAAGATGGAACATTATCTGACACATTAAAAAAAGTTGCACAAGAAAGAATTAACTGGCTAGGGTTAGCTTATGATGGGAAAGATGGAGATACTGCAACTCTTGTTTCTTGGATAAAGTCAGTAAGAAAAGCAGGTAAAACTTATAAAGCTGTTGTATTTAAGGCTACTAAACCAGATAACAAAGGCATAGTAAACTTAATGAATGACAAGGTTACATTTGTAGATAATAGAGGAGAAGTTGAAGGTTGGCAATATGTACCAACAATCTTAGGAATGTTAGCAGGGTTGCCAATGACTAGATCTGCAACTAGCTTTTTATGTGGGAATTTAAAGGAAGTTTCTATATTTGATGAAATAGATGATGTTATTGATAAAGGTGGTTTCTGTCTGTATAAAGATGAAGGAGATATAAGAGTTGCAAGAGCATGTACATCTTTAGAAGAAATTACACAAGATGAAACTGAAGATATGAAAGACATTATCATAATTGAATCTATGGACTTAATGAGAGATGATATTTACTCAACATTCAAGAAATGGATAGGTAAGTATAAAAACAAATATGATAATCAAGTTTTATTCTTTACTGCAATTAATGCTTATTTCACTTAAAGTATTATCATATTGGAATTTAAATTTGATATAGCAGGATTTACAAATTTTAGTGAAGACCATATATCAAAATATGAACATCATAGTTTAGATGAATATTTTGATGCAAAAGTATCATTACTAAAAAAAGTACCAAAAGTTGTTATAAACTGGGATGATGAAAAAGTTAAAAAGACTGCATTTAAGAAAAAAGTATTTATGAAAGCTAAAATTAAGATATTAAATGCTGTTGAAGACTTTAAATTTACAATTAATATGTTCTAAAAGGAGGACAGGTAGATGGCTAATAAAATGGATAAAAATAAAATTTTAAGAGGTTCATTTGGTGCTGTATGGCTAGATGGAGAAGAATTAGGTTCTGTTAAATCTTTTGAAGCTAAGGTTACATTAGAATATGAAGATGTGGATATTATGGGAGAACTAGGAAAGTCAAAAAGATATATGGGCTTTACTGGTGAAGGAACTATGACACTTCATAAAATAGATTCTACTATTGGAAAGTTATTAGCTGATGGGATAAGAAATGGTAATATGCCTGATTTTAAAATAGTTGCAAAACTAGATGACCCAACAGCTTATGGAGCAGAAAGAGTTGAATTAACAGGTGTAACAATTAGTGAATTAATGGCATTAAAATTTGAAAATAAAGCATTGAGAGAGGAAGAAGTTCCTTTTAGTTTTTCACATTTTAGATATATAGATATGATATAAGGAGGATATGAAAATGGCTAAAAATATAACATTAGAAATATTAATTGCAAAAAAACAACAATCTGAAAATGATAAAATGAAAGTGGTGCTATTTAATTCAGAAGTATTAGGTGGAACAATAGAAGTTGTAAAACATAAAGCAAGAGATGTAATAAAAATTATGGATAGTACACAAGAAAAAACAACAGAAGCAGCTTACAATGCTAACTGTAAATTAATCTATAAACATTGTCCTATTTTACATGATAAAGAATTGCAAAAGACTTATGAAGTAGCACAACCTTATGAAATTGTAATACCTGTATTTGATGAAAATTTAGGAGAAATAAATAAGCTATCTAACTTCATTTTAAATCTTTATGGATTAGGTGAAGAATCTGATAAAGCTAGTAAAGTCTTAGAAGAAGAGATTGAAGATATAAAAAACTAATATTAGAGGATACCGATATGGCATTCCTCTCTTTTTATATTTTAAAAGGCTTTTCTATAAAATACCTGTTAAATTTATCATATGAAGAAAAGTTATTTATGATAGCAACAATGGATCTTGAAATTGAAAGAATGAATAAATCAGGTACTTAGTATAAAAAGCTAAGTACCTTTTATCTTTTAAGAAAGGAGGTTTAAATGGCAAAAACTATTGGTGTATTACTAAGTTTAAAAGACCAGTTTACAACACCATTACAGAAAGCAACTAAGAGTGTTAAGAATATGGATAGACAACTTGAAAAAGCTGGAAACCAAATAAAAGCTTTTGGTAATAGAGTAAAAGCAGGGATGAAGTCTGTAGCAAAATGGGCAGCAATTGGATTTGGAGCATTAACTGCTGCAGCTGGAGTATTTATAAAACAGTCTATAGATGCTGCAAAAGATAAATTAAAAGCTGATAAGTTGCTTGAAACTAACTTGATGAAGCAAGCTAATTTTAAAAAAGAACATATACAGATGTTAAAGGATGAAGCTAGTGCATTACAAGATGTTGGAGTAGTTGGAGATGATGTTGCTGTAGCTGGTGCAGGACAATTAGCTATCTACAAATTAAAAGCAGAGCAAATAAAAACTATATTACCTATCATTGATGATATGGTTGCTAAAGAAAAAGGGTTTAATGGTACACAAGAAGATGCTATTGCTATGGCTGATGTATTTGGTAAGGCTGTAGAAGGTAAAACAAAAGGACTTGTAAAATATGGAGTATCTTTAACTGATGCAGAAGAAAAATTATTTAAAACTATGAAGCGAGAACAAAGAGCAGAGTTTTTAAATAAGAAATTAACAGCTGCTATTGGTGGAACTAACAAGGCTTTGAGAGAAACAGATGAAGGTAAAATTGTAGCAGCAAAAGGTGCTTGGGGAGATATGCAAGCAGAACTTGGTAAAAAATTAATGCCAAAATTAGGTGCTATTGCTGAGTGGTTTCATAGTAAGATACCAGCTATTCAAGATTTTATTTTAGGAATTGCTGATAAAATTCAAGAATTAGTTACAAAAGCAGAACCTTATATAACACAAATTAAGGATATGTTTGGAAAAATATTTGAAAAAGTTAAACCAGCACTTGAAGAAACTTGGCAGATATTATCAGATGCTGGAACTGTTGCAATAGATATAGCACAAGGCATAATAAATAATTGGGATAGAATAAGTCCTGTTGTTTATACTCTTGTTGGTGCAATAGCAGCATATAAATTAGTGATGTTTGGAGCATGGGTTTATACAACAGCTATGGTTGCAATAATAAAAGTAAAAATGGCTTGGGATGCTGCACAAGCAGCAGCAACAGAAACTTTAACTGTAAAACAATGGTTATTAAATGCTGCTATGAATGCAAATCCAATAGGAATGGTTATAGGAGCAATAGCAATATTAGTTGGTGGTATATGGTTACTGTGTAAAAATTGGGATTTAGTAAAAACAAAAGTAAAGGAATTTTGGGCAAGATTAGAAAATAATCCTCTTGGAAAAATGTTCAAATGGTTTTTAAGATTAACATTTCCTATCATACTTTTAATTGAAAATTTTTCTACAATTAAAGAAAAAGTAATAGGATTTTGTAAGACTTTAAAAGATGTATTTTTAAAAGTTTGGGATGCAGTTGTAGGTGCTTGGAATTATGCGAAAGAAGTTATAAGTGGTGTTTGTGATGTATTGGTTGGAATATTTATGCCAATATGGGAAGCAGTATCAAATGGGTTTAATATAGCCAAAGATATTATTTTAGGTGTATGTGATGTTTTAGGTGGAATATTCTTAGAAATTTGGAATGGTGCTATTAATGCTTGGAACTTTATGAAAGACACAATTTCTGATTTATGTGATACTATAACCAATGTATTTTTAAAGGCTTGGGATGGAATAATGAAAGCATTAGATGCTGTATTACATCCTATTGAAACAGCTAAAAATGCTTTTGGTAAACTTATAGATAAGTTAAAATTTTGGAATAAAACACCTGCTGATGATAAAACTATAAATATTACAGAAAACACTAAAAAGACTACTGAAACAGTTGGTGGAGCAAATAAGACAGGGGTAGCAACAACATCTATAAAAAATCCTAGACATGCTTTGGGTACTGCATACTTTAAAGGTGGAGTAACAGGAATTAATGAAGGTGGAAGAGATGAAACTGCTATCTTACCAGCTGGAACTCAAATTCTAAGTCATGAAGAAGGTAAATCACTTCAAAAGAATAATACTGAAAAACAAGTAATTATAAAAGAGGTTGAAAGTAAGAAAAGTTCAGATAAAAAGATAGAATTACATATTCATATTGCTGGTAATTTTATAGGTGAAAAAGAACATATGGAAAAATATGGAGAATATACAGCAAATAAGATTTTAGCAGCTTTAAATAATATGTAGGATAGGAGATAAGAAAATGAATATAATTTTTATAGTTGAAGATAATGGAGTACAACAAGAAATGGTAAATATTCCAGTAGTTCAAAATATAGAGCCAGTAAACTGTGAAACAGAAGATGAAGAATTTACAACTATTAATGGGAAAAAATTAAATTTAATTGGTGGTAAAGGACTTAAAAACTTTTCATTTTCTTCTTTTTTTCCTAGTAAATTATATAGTTTTGTAAGTTTTTTAAATTATAAAAAACCTAAATATTATATTGATTTTTTTGAAAAGTATAGAGATGCAAGAGTACCTTTAAGAATTACTATAGTTGATAAGTACAGAGTAGTCTTAAACATGCTATGTAGATATAATTTTACTTATTCTTTTAGAGATAAGGCTGGAGATGTTCCATACACCTTAGATATAAAAGAATATATTTTACCTGGTGAGGCTGATAATAATGTATAGAACAATAGCAAAAGGAATAGATGTAACCAATTATATAAGAGATTTAACATGGAGAGATAGTATTGACACATTAGGAGTTGAGGTAAGTTTTGAACTTGCAGTAAATAAGTTTGATAAAAATTTATCTTTTCTCTATGATATTACTTTGGGTGATCCAGTTCAAATAATCAATGACAAAGGAGAAACATTAGTACAAGCTATTATAGTATCAGAAAACCCTAATGGAAAGACTACATCATTTACTGCTTATGATATGGCTTGGTATTTGAATAAATCAACTGTGATAAAACAATTTAAAAAGATGGTAGGGAATGACTGTATTAAGTTCTTATGCAGTGAAATTGGAATAAAAGTTGAAGTAAGTGGATTAGATACTAAGATAGATAAAATTTACAAGGATAAGACTATCTCAGGCGTTATTTATGACATCATAGAACAATGTTCACAATTCAATTCTAAAAAATTTTTTATTGAGTATGATAAAGGTACTCTAAAAGTAGGACCATTCAAAAAGATAAAAGTTACTGGACAATATGAAATGCACAAAAATGCTTTTATAGATGTAGCAAAAAATATTGGAGAAGTTTCACTTAGTAGGTCAATAGTTGATATGAAAAATTCAATCCTGGTTATAACACAAAATAAAAAAGCAGTTAGAACAGTAGGAAAAGAGCAAGATAATGAAAGTATTAAGAAGTATGGTATGCTACAAGAAGTGGTAACATTAGATGAAAAAGAACATAAAAAAGCTAAACTTGTTGCAAAAAATGAGCTAAAAAAGTTAAATAAAATTACTGAAGATTTCAGTATTGATATTCTAGGTGATGATAAAGTTAAGAGTGGTAGAGTTATAGATATAGACATACCACTTTTTAATTTAAAAGGTGAGTATTTAATAAAAGAAAGTTCTCACAGTGTCCAAAATGGTATCCATAGAGCAAATTTAAGATTGGAGGTGTTTAAGGAGTGAGTGAAAATAAAAAGTCTTGGGATGTAGCAGTAGCAGAAAAGTTTAAGGAAAGGGAAAATCCAAGTCCTATAGGTGCTGTATTAGGTAAGATTTTAAAACCTCTCCCTGACATCTCTATTGAACTCTTAAATGGTTATGGTGTTATTGATAGTGATAAGATTTATTTATCTAATGCAATAACTAATAGATTGGCTATTGAATGTACTATGAAAGAATTTGAAAGTCAAGGCAATAAATCAACTACTTGCCAAATTAATAATTTAAACACAGAAGGAGCAGGTTCAGATAGTGGTGGAGATACTAATTTAAGTTTATCAGGTCATAGTGGTACTTATGATAATAGCTCAAGCGAAAAAGATAATAAAGAAAAAGGTAAATTTATATTACAGACTGTATTCCATTTAAAAGAAGGTATGTTTGTGTTAGTTATACCTAATTTTGAAGAGGACAAATTTTTTATTGTAGATGTATTTAATTATGCACCAGAGGTGAGTTTAGAATGGGAATATTACCAAAAATAGATTTTGTTGATTACTCTAAACAAGACACAAATAATAGTAAAAACAGTAATGGAAAAACATTTTTGATAGACTTTCAAAAAAAGAAATTATTAAAATCAAATGGACAATTAATAAAAACAGATGATGAAAGAGCTGTTAGAATGTGGATTGAAAAGGTTCTTTTAACAGAAAAATATAAATGGAATATTTATAAAAGTAATGGACCTAATCAATATGGAATGAAATATAAGGCTATGTTACTTAGTCAAAGATTTCCTACACCTGTTTTATATAGTGAGTTTGAGAGAGAATTGACTGAAACAATGAAGAAAAATAAACAAATAATAGAAATTAGAAATATTGATATAAAGTTAGAAAAGCATACCTTGAAAACAAAATTTGAAGTAGTGTTAAAAGACTTCAAAACATTTGAATGGGAGGGGTATCTATGATAATAAAAAAAGAATGGAAAGAAATTTTAAAAAATATGCTTGCTAATGTCAATGATGAATATGATAAGACAGAAGGAGGCTTATTTTATGATAACTTAGCACCTGTAAGTATAGAAATAGAAGAGATAAGAAAAACCTTAGAATATATATTTTTAAATTCCTTTGCAGAAACAGCAGAAGGTGAGTATTTAGACAATATATGTAAAGAGGTAGGAGTATTTAGAAGAAAAGCAACTAAATCAAAAGGTACTGTAATTATAAAAGGAGTACCAGGAACAGTAATAGAAATTAATACCAAAGTTGCAAGTGATACCTATATTTATTTAACTATACAAGAAAAAATAATATCTGCTGCTGGAAGTGTTGAAGTACCTATTGAAAGTGAAAAGTATGGGAAAATATATAATATTCCAAAAGGAACTATTACAAATTTTCCTGTAACTATTCCAGGATTAAATGAAGTGATAAATAATTCTGAAACATTAGATGGATATGATGGAGAAACTGATGATGAATTAAGAGAAAGATATTATTTTAAAGTTAGAGAGCCTGTAACAAGTGGGAACATATATCACTATAAAAAGTGGGCTTTTGAGATTGAAGGAGTAGGAGGAGTTAAAGTTTTTCCATTATGGAATGGAAATGGTACTGTAAAGGTAGTTGTAGTAAATAGTGATATTCATGAATCTGATGAAACTTTACTAAAAAGAGTAAGAGATTATTTAGAAGAAGTTAGACCAATAGGGGCTACTGTTACAGTAAAAAGTGCAATAGGTAAAGCTATATCAGTTTCAGGTACTGTTAAAATTTCTAAAAATATAAAATTTGATGAAGTAAAAACAGAATTTGAAACAAAAGTAAAAGAATATTTTAGAAAAGTAGGATTTAAACAGGATTATGTGAGTTATGCACAATTAGGAAATATCTTATTAAATATTCCTGGTGTAAATGACTATGATGATTTAAAGATAAATAATGCAACTTTAAATGTACAGTTAGCAGCTGAGGAGATTCCAAAATTAACAACAATCACTTTACAAAAAGAGGTGATATAGTTGGAAGCTAAAAGACTAATGAGGCATATGCCAAAGTATTATAGAGGTATTTTAGAAATAACTTTATTACAAAAAGTAATAGAAAAAGAATTAGATACAGTTGATTTAATCTCAAAAGATGTATTAAATCAATTTTTTATTTATACTGCTACCTGGTCCTTACCAATTTGGGAAAGAATATTTGGTTTAAGTGTTGGAGATAAAACAAGTAATATTGAAGAAAGAAGAGAGAATTTAATTTCTAAGTTAAGAAGTTATGGAACTACTACAAAAGAGATGATAGCAAGAGTTGCAAAAACTTTTACAAATGGAGAAATTGAGGTTGTAGAAGATAATTCAAACTATGCTTTTAAAATACTATTTACCTCTATTGTTGGAATACCTAAAAATATTGAGAACTTTAAGGCAGTAATAGAAGTTATAAAACCTGCACATCTAAATTTTAGTATTGAGTTTAGATATAACACTCATAATCAAGTAGCTTATTTATTGCATAATTCTTTAAAATTAAAAACTCATAAACAAATTTATGACACTAGATTATATGAAGATAGTGCAGTAGTAGGTAAGTATCATGAACAGAATGAAGTAGGAAATTTTAAAAATAATGAGTTAAAAACTAAAACACATAAAAATATCTATGATGAAAGGAGATAAATAAAATGGCAAAGTATACTGAAAATATAAGATTAGCACAACCAGAAGGCAGTGATTATTATGATATTGAAGTATTTAATCACAATTCAGAATTGATAGATAAAAAAATAGGTGAAATGGATAATAGCTTATCTACAATAAAAGAAGGAGCAACAAGAGAAAAGGCTGGTATAGTACAGCTTGGAACAGAAGAAGGAAAAGCATTAGAGGGAATGATGTTAGCAAGATTAGCAGGAGCTTATGGATATGGTGGTGATATACAAGATGAGGGTGTAAAAAATCCTAATTATATTTACTATGATAGAAATACTAGAAAGATGTATAAATGTTTAAAACAAAACCAAGATATTTCTGCAAATGTTGCTAATTTTGTTCCACTGGATAACAACTCACTTCTTGAGAGATTGGAAAATCTAATCAAAGTTGATACAGGGATAACTACGGATTACACTACTCTTGGAAGTTATACATATAATTTTCCAAAATCTTATAAGAAAGTTCTAGGAGTTGCTATAAATGTATACAAGACTGGAACTGCAACAACATTGGAAAATATATACTTGACTGGCTTTAACAACACAGGTTTTAGTTTTGTAAAAGATTGTGTAGACACTAATAGAGCTAATTCTATAAAAGTTGCCTATTCAGTATTTTATATTTAATTTTTGAAAGGAGAAAAAATGAAAACAATTAATTTTTATAAAAAAGATAAATTAATCTTTTCTGTGTACGCAGAAAGTTTAGAAGATGTCTTAAAATCACCTACATCATATTTCCCAAATTACACTGCAGATGTAATAATTACTGATATATCTTATCAATACCCAATCTACAAAGATGATACTCTTAGAGAAATGACAAAAGAGGAAAAGGTAAGGGCAAATGTACCTGTACAATTAGAAGATGGAGAAATAATAAAAGATAAGAAATTAATAGTAATACCTAAACCTCAAGGAAATCAAAAGTATATGTATTGGGACAAAGAAAAATCATTATGGATATTGGATAATCAAAAAGAGTATGATGATTATTGTGCTTTGATTGACAATCTAAAAGCAGAGGCTTTAGCATATGGGTTTGATTACAAAGTTGATGGAAAAGAACACAGACAGAAATGCAGAGATAAAGATATAACCTTATTAGCTTCAAATGTAACTTTTATGTTAGCAGAAAAAACTGTTTTTGGAAAAGAAAAACCAATCACTTGGTATTTTTATGATAATTTTGGTTTAGAATTAAATTTAGAAAAATCATTAGTATTGGCTAGTTACGGAAAAACATTCACTCAGTCAGTCTATGACACAGAAAACTATTTCAAGACAAAAGTCAACCCTAAAGAGTTAACAAAAGCAGAATTTGAGAGCAAAAGAAAAGAAATACACTCTAATCTAGCAAAAGGTTAATTTTAAGAGTTTCTATTATTAAAGGTAGTTTTATATAGCTACCTTTTTTTAATGGCTTTAAATGGTAAATTACGGGGTCAATTCAATAATTTTTATATAAAAAAATAAAGGAGATGGTAAAAATGAAAGTAGCATTAGTTATTGGACATAACAAAAGAAGTAAAGGAGCATATTCAAGTGTAGTTGGTAGTGAATATGATTATTGGAAAAGAATAGCAGAGAAAATAAAAGGAGAAATACCAGAAATTGTAGATGTTTATGAAAGAAAACCTAATAAAGCTTACATTCCAGAGATGAATGAAGTTTTGAAAGAATTAAATAAAAATGATTATAAGTTCTGTATGGAACTCCACTTTAATGCAGCAGCAAGCGAGCAAGCGAATGGTTGTGAATGTTTAGTTTATTGTGGAAATAATAAGGCTAAGGAGCTAGCAACAGATTTTATGACTAGATTGCAAAATAAGTTTGGCAGCAAGATAAGGATCAAAGAAAACGTTATAAAAGTAACTATGCAAGAAAAAAGAATTGATGGAAAAACTTGGGAAGAAGAAAGAAAAGAAACTACAAGAGGCTTAATTCTTGTGCTGGATAGCAAAACAAGAGGAGGCTATGGAATATGTAAATCAAAAGACACTTACATACTTGTTGAGCCTTTCTTTTGTAGCAACAATGATGAATCTTTGAAGTTTTCTGTGGAAAAAGATGTTGTAGATTTATTTGTTAATTTTATAAAAGAAAATATTTAATAAACAGTCTGGCCAGACAGTTATTATAAAAATTTTAGGAGGTTTAAATTATGAAAGATTTAGTAGTTGGATTAATTTTAAAATTATGGGCATTTTTAACAGGATTTACTTTGGAACAATGGGGATGGATGCTATTAGCCACTGTTATAGTTGCTTATATTGTTTATAACAGAAAGAAGTATGTGCAAATTTTTGATAATGCAGTGGTGTATGCAGAAACATCTTTTAATTATGGAGATAATCTTAAAAAGCTAGATGGAGCAGTAACATTTATAATAGAAAGAACAAATAGCCTACCATTTATAGCAAGAGTTATAATCAGAAAATTTTTAAGTAGAAAAAGAATGGTAGATATTATAGAAACAACACTACAAAAGTTTTCTAATGTGTTTGGTACTGGTAGAAAAATAGACATCAAAGGAAATGAGGAAGATGGAGAAAACTAAATTAATCCTGGATCCAATTTCAAATGGTAAGGCAATTTTGCTAGAAGAGTATGTTTATGATATAAATGGGTACTTGATAAGAGTACCCAAATCTTTTATAACAGATGGGGCATCAGTGCCTCATTCTTTACAATGGTTATATAATCCTTATGGCAAATATATTAATGCAGCAGTAGTCCATGATTATTTGTACAGTACTTATAATAATACAGGTATAAATAGAACTCTTGCAGATAAGATATTTAACTTTATTATGAAAGAAATTGGGATAGATAATAGGACCAGAAGAAAATTTTATATGGCAGTTAAATGTTTTGGGGAAACATCTTGGAAAGCTAAATTAGAAAATGAGGGATACAAGGATAGAGCTATTATAGACAAGACAAAAGAAGCCAGAGAGTATTATAATCATTGGTACAAAGTACTAGGATTGTAGGTGGTATATATGGAAAAAACAATATTAGAATATGGCATAGTTGGAGCTATTTTATTATACTTTCTTTGGAAAGATAAGAGTACTTTTGAAATGTATAAAAATACTATGCAAAGAATGGCTGATTTATTGGAAGCTATTCAGAAAGAACAATCAGAATTAAAAAAAGATATGGAGGAGATTAAAAAAATCATAAAGTAATGGGGTAGGATTTTGTCCTACCCCTTCTTTTTTTATTGTATAAAGATTCTATAAAATAACACTATAAGACTTCTAAACTTGAATTAACTGAAATTATTTTAAATTTAGTGGTAACAAAATGGTAACAAAAAAAGTATAAGAATACAAAAAAGCCCTCAACTTTTTTCAAGTTCGGGC